CGCGTTACCAAAGGAGTTCGCTGTATTTGTTAGCTCCTTATAGCCGTAACGTGTCATAAACGATACGACTGGCTCGAATGTTCCAGGATCCATTACTACACCACTGCTCATCAGTGGTACGTATGGGCAATAAAACGATGCCGCATCAGTTTCTGTTGAACCCTTATAACCAATAAGTACGTCTGCGCCTGAACCGCCGTCGCTGTAGTATGTATCTACATAACAACGCATGGTGCCATTCAATGTACCTACAAACTTAACGTTTGTTGGTGCTTCGAAAGTACCTTCTGTTGTACGTGCGAATGCTGATGTTGTTGCGCTTTGTAGTACAGTAAGCATTGTCGGTGAAATAACCGCCCAGTTTGCCGCGCCGCGACGTGTGCGAGCTGCTACTAGGTTTGCTTGCTGATTGATTAGGATTGCTAGAACTGCGTGACGATCACCAACATAATGCGGTGTACCTGTAAAGGTTGCGTTCATGTTGAATGTTTCATCTTGTCCTGCTAGTAATCTCAGTGAACCAAGAATCTCTTGGTCAATTTCTGTTGTAATTTCTTGTGCCAGAGCTGCTAGAATTTCTGCTTCAACATCAAGACCGTGCATTGCTTGTGCGTCTTGAGCTGCTTCAAAAGTCCAACGTGCGCTGAGCCTACGTGATTTTGCTTCTACCACTTCTTTCAAGATTTGGATGCTTAAACGGTTACCAGCAGATGCTTCTAGAGCTGCTGTGCCTGCGCCACCAGCTGGTGATGCTTCGTTACCTGAATAAGATGCCGAAATCGCGAACGGTGACAGTGCTTCTTCACCCGCCGTAATTGTCGGGTTACTGGAGCCGTCTGCGTACCGAACTCGAAGTGTATGAATTTGGCCAACTGGACCAGTCATTGGCTGTACGCCAACGATTTCATTAGCAATAACAGTTGGCATGACACGTCGAATAACTGGTAAAATTACCTTGTTTAGGGTTGCTACGTTACCTGCCTGTGTTGTACCGGCTAGTGCCGCTTCTGAAAGGTAGGTTTTTGTGTTCTCTAGGATTGTATCCATGGTCTGCTTACGCTGACCACCGAGACCTTCCATTAGAGCTTCCTTAGTTGCGCCCCAATTGTTTTCCATTAGGTTTTCTGCCATGATGGTTGTCTCCTCAATTAAGTCCTGCTAATTTTCGTAAAACAACAATATTATTGTCATTTTTTGTTTCTTCTTCAGTACTACCAGTTGTTACCACCTTGTCACCAGTTCGTTCAGTGAGTTTAGCTTTTTGTCCTGTTGTTACTTTAGAAGTTTCATCAGTAGTTTCATTTAAAACTGCTGGTAAGTATTTTTGGAAACTATTCTTAAGCCTACTTGTTTGTACGCCTTCGAGTAGTTCTTCCATAATTACTCGCTTATTCTTTGCAAGCGGAGTCAACAGTTCGGACATAACAACATTTCTTTCAATTTTATTTTCAAGAAGTGTTGCCTTGCCTTCTGCATTCTCAGCTGCTTCAGTTATTTGTATGATTTTGTTTTCTTGCTCTTCAATGCTCTTTTTAAGATGCCGAATTTCTGTACCTTCTGCAAGATACGAAGTCATGTATTCTGAAGCAAATGACTCAAAGATTTTACGTCCGAAGTTATTTTCACGTGCGGATTTAATATCTTCTTTAAGTTGTGTCATTTCTGTACGTAAAACGTTTTCAATAACCTTTTCGACTGCGTCTGCACTACGTTTAATAAATTTTTGTTGTGCTTCTGCAATCTTTTTACGTCCTTCAGTAACCAATTTAACTTTAGCTTCTGCTAAAGATTTCTTGTCTTCATTAAATTCGGAAATTTCGTTAGCAAGTTGCTTTAGAACAAAGCCTTCAAGTTTGTTAAAATCGCTAAATTGCTTTGTGCGATCTCCACGTAACTCTGTAACTTCTTCCTTCAGCTGGCCAAGAACAAAATCATCTAGTACTTTACTGTGATCTTGCATTGCTCTTTTATAAGCAACACGAGCTTCAACAAGATTTTGTCGATCTTCTACAAACTCAGTAATTTCGGTCTTGATAGCCTCAGATAACATGTTATCCATTGCCTCGACAATTATTTCTTTGTCGTTCTCGTACCGTGCTGAGAATTCTTCGCGAAGTTCGATATTAATCTCTTCACGTGCTTCTGCTATATTAGCTTCCCACGCTTCCTGAATACTATCTCTAGTTTTTTCATCTAAAAGATCACTTTCTAGTAATTCTTTTAATGCTTCGGCCATAATTTGTAATCTCCTACTTATTTCTTTAATTCCGATATGAATCTTACGATTTCACTTCGGAGATATTTCTGTGCTTTATTATCATGAACCATAGCTTCCGCTAGGCCATAGATACTATTGCCTCCTCTCATATTATAGAGGCTTTCATATACTGTCTTTGGATACGCTCCGGGTGCACTCGGTTGTGCTACAACGTCAACTGTGACAATTTCAAATTCACTAACGTTGCCAGTGTCGTCTACGTTTCCACTACCTCGACTCGATACACCTAGTTTCGCACCACTTTCAAGTAATGTAGATACAATGTTCCCCATCGGTGTTGGGACTATTTTAAGTTTACCAAAACCGTTAGGTCCATCCATCCACATTTCCTGAATAATGTGGCTTACGC